TTTTAGGTTTCTGAAGAATAGTATGATAAATTAGTGTTTCATCACAAACATTGTCTGACCAATCTGTTGAATGTATATTCACTTGGATTTTTACAGGCTTTCTGTCACCAGGAGCGTAATTATCCCAACCAAAAGTACAAGCATTTGTTTTATGATCCCACATTGCAGTCTCAAATACAACACCACATACACAACAAGGCGCAGGAGTTGCTACTAAAGCAGCACATGATGGAGTAGTTACGATAGTATAAGTTTCTTCCCAAGCAAAACCTTCAAAACGTGCAGGAGCTGTAAACTCATATTGAGCTAACTTACCACAGTTCTCAGCTGATTCGCAAGAAGATGTAATTGTAGTTTTGTATGAATGTACACAAGTACCAGCAACGTCATCAGTAATTACCAAATCAGGATAAGCAGCTTGTAACTCAGGAAGACGAGATACACCTAAAGTACAGTTAGCATCAGGTACTACAATTTTAAACTCTTTAGAAGTAGTAAAGCATGACTCACAAGATGCCCAAGTATAAGTTGTAGCAGGAGTTACACAAACTTTACCAGCCAAACCAATGATATCACCATAAGAACATGGTAATGCATCAAGAATTGCTTGAATAGCAACATCAGTAGTAGCAGCAGGAACACTTATCAAATAAGTATCACCAGCTAAAGAACTTGATATTAATGAAGTAGTAATAGCACCTGCAATAACTGGAGCAGCAGCACCACAAGCTACAGTAACCTGAACAGTTTTAACGCCATCTACAGCTGTAGTAGCTACTGGACAAGAAGGACAAGTATCGCAAAGAGGTTGAACAAATCCTGATAAAGTAAAATTCGCAGGAGCCGCTGAAGCAGCAGGCAACCAAGTAGAATAAATACCATCACCATCTTCGAACAAACTTAGTGTAGGATTAGCAGAAGCTAATTGAGCTATTACTGAGTTATCTGAAACAGGTACAGAAATAGACCACTTCTTTTGCTCAACTAAAACAGGAGCTACAGCAGCAGTATCACATTTCTTAACTTTACGAGCTTTTATAAACTGACGTAGTGGAAGTCTTGCAAACATACCATTTTTAAAAGTATGGAATACAGAATCCTTATTAACAGCAGCTATAATTGCATCAGCAATTAAATCGCAAGGAACTTTACCACAAGCATCAAAACAATCACAACCACCTAAACAAAGTTTTTTGTCTATTAAGATTGAGTGATTAATAAAGTTAGTGTGGAAAAATTTTTTAATAGGCTCACCAGAAAGACGGATATTAACACGCATTAACTTAGCGTCCATCATACCAGTAAGAGTCTTGCTGGCATCAAAACCATCATAACCAATAGAAACAATCTCAGTTAGTTCTTCGTTAGAACCTCTGAAACCATACCAATCCACAATATCGCCAGCCTCAATTTCAATACTCTTACGAGCTTTGTTATCTGACTTACTGATACTTGGTTGACTAGCACCTTGAAAAGGTTTAATACCTTGACGAATTACTAATCGCTTATTTGTTTTAAAAGAAGGGTTTGTTAATGATACTGGTTCTGCACCAGCACAATCAACGTCTGCAGGGAATATACCAATTTGTTGAGCAGCTAAGTGACTTAATTTAGTTCCTTTAGCTACAGCACCTGAATTTGATACCCATACTGCTCTGAAATCTTGGTCTAATTGACCCATTACATTTGACATAATTGTTGTTATTTACTGTACATTTTTTTCTTTATAACTTGTACAGAGCTATAGTATATCTAAGACTTTAATAGGTGTTTAGAAACCTCTTTCTCTTGTTTTAGCTAATTGAAAATCATTAGCTTCAAATTCCCTTTTTACTTCTGATACTACTCTATCCAATATAAGATTAGATATGTAGTCACTTGTATCAGGGTTAATATCAGTTGATTGTTTATTAGCAGGTGTTATGTATCCAGCTATATCAATCTTCCTTGGTATTTTATAATAAGACATTTGAGTCTTAGTTATATCAAAATTATCTTTGTAAACAATAATACTATTCTCTCCTACTTTACCTACTCCTCTTTCCCATGCCAATGATGGTCTGGTAAATTTATCTTCAATAGAAGAATTTATATCATTGGGTTTGAAAACATAATTATAAATCACTGCTTTACAATCTCCTGATTCTACTGTAGAAGTAAAATCTCCATGTATGTAGTCAAATAAATTAACAGGTTTTTCATAAACCGTTTTAAACTTATCTGATGACAACTCAGTTAAAACATAATCACTTTCTATAAGCCCATTAAGTTTTAAAATGTTGTCTGAATTATTATTAGTTTCAATGTACTCAGCAAGCCATCTTTCGGCCTCTCTGTTGTAAAGAATTACAAAATTTCCAATCTCGACATTTATATTTTTATTTTCATTATTCTTATTGTGTAATAACAAAAATGAATAATATAGTTCTAAAGAGGTCATTACATTATTTTGTAAGTTTCTAATACTAATTTTTTGATAGATGCAAGTATAGGCTCATTCTTTTCTGACTGAAGCTTAGTATGTACATCTTCGATTGATTCACAAATTCTTAAATCTCTGAAGTAATATCCTTTGTCTTTTTGAACAATGAACATAAAATCTTTAGCTGCTTTAATTGTGAAGTCTAATAACAAATCTTGAGGTGGCTTATTAACTATCTCTTCAATTCGTTCTAACTCTACTAACTTAGTTAACTTAGTCTTATGTTCGTCAATTTGATTATAAAGTACTTCAATTGAAAGTTCTCTATTAGTAGGTAATCCTAAAACTTTATTTACAGCTAATAACCATAATTTGTTATCTTCAAAGTAAACAAGTTTAGAAGCAATTACATTACGAATCTTTCCTGATTTCTTCCTTGCTGACTCATCCCCTTTAATATCTGAAAAATAATAAGCACAATTAAAAAAACTTGGGTTGCTAATGATATCATCTTTAGTAGGGGCAACCAAGCCGTTAGCTATGGCTGCCCTATACTTTACTCTATCTGTTGGATTGTTAAGCTCTAACTTAACTTCGTTATCCATATTATCAGCCCTTGCCTTAAAACACAAGTCAATTTTTAAGTTTTTAAGGAATTCATTTTCAGAACCTCCTACTAAGTTAACTTTAAGCACATCTTCTATTTCCTTTTTCTCTTTAGCAAGATCGTGTTGAACGTGCTTAGGGTCTGCAAGAATACTTTCAAAGTTGTCTGATAACTCATAACCTGTTATAAAGTTATTAGTTATTTGAGATTTTTTTAAAAATCTACTTTGAGAAGCATGAGGATGCGTATTCCTTAATGATTGTTTAGTAGTATCCATCTGGGATACCCACTGACTTAATTTTGATTTTATGTGTACTACTGGCATATATTAATTATTTATGTTAAAATTTAGCTAATGATAATTGTTGGTTGTTTTCACGGATTGTTCCATAAGGATCGTACTCGATGATCCAACACTTAGAAGGATCAATAACCCAGATTTCACCATCTGTTGACATTCTTACTTCTACTCCTTTATTCCAAGTTGATACATTTTGACCTTGACCACCTGCACCAATCATACCTAATAACTGCTCTGAACAATCAGAACCTACCATGAATTCAATTTTGTCTTTGTAATCTCTACGCTTAATCATTGTAGTGTTTCTGATGTTACCACCTTCAACAGACTTAAGACCTGTAGGAATTGCATTAGTGAAATCAGATGAAGAGATATCTTCAATGAACACCATACCTGATGAAATTGAACCACCTGCTGCACTTACTGGATTCTCTAAGTAATCGTCAATACGAGCTAATGACTCATCTTCTTCAATGATTAACATACCTTGACTAGGTAAGAAAATACTCTTGAATATAGTAGGACGATAAAGAAGACCAGTTTTGTCTGAATAAGTTAATAAGTTTGATTTTATTAATGCAGGGTGATCAGCCATAACTAAGAAAGGATTATCAGTTTTAAAGTACTGACCAAATCTTTTGTATAGTTCTCTTGCAGCCAAAGGACCAGCTTTAACTTTCATTACACGCTCCTCAAGAGGTACGTTATTGTGGATATTGAACAAACGCTCACCAGCATTCATAAGAAGTGAGAACAATTGATCAAAATCAGAATAAGTATCATAGTTACCACGTTGTTTAACTTGCTGATACCATCCTAGTCCAATAACAATTTTCTCTCTACCGTTAGACACATAAGATTTGCCTTGAGCCCAAGTACATTTGTTTTCTTTCATTTTAGCCAATTCTCCCATCATTTTTTGAATAAGAGATGATACCCAGAAAGCACCTTGTTTTTGACCTTGGTTGTTGATAGACCAATAGTTTAATATATCTGTTGAAGCACCTGAAAGATGGGCAACTGCTGGATGTGAAGCACCATCAACTTTAAATTTCTTATAAGTCGCATCTGCTGAAACCCATGCATGGATAGCCATTTCAGAAGGTCCTACTTTATATTCGTACAACTGTACAGCTGAACGCTCATGACCAGTTTCACCTGCAGCACCTGAGTAAGAAGACATTACGTTTGCAAACTCACCACCGTTATCTTGGTATGATTTAATATAAGGGGTACCTACCTCTAAGAAAGCTTGAGGGTAAAAAGCCTCTTCATCACCTAAAGCATCTAAAGCAACCATGTAACGGTAACCACTTAAATGAGGTATGATTTTAGCATCTTCTCCTTTTTCTTGTATAGTTTGAACACGTAGTTCACGACCATTACGTACATCAGAAGTAAGGATATCACCATAAGTGAATACGTTTTCTGAAAGAACGATGTAGAAAGGTTGACCATATTTACCTGGAGTTACATTTTCTCCACAAATGTTCTCAATTATAAAAGGACATCCTTTCATAAACGGAACACCGAATGTAAATTTAGAACCATCGCCTTCTGATAAAAGAACATTCTTAGAAAGCTCAGTCATAGAGATAAATGGCATTTTTACTTTATTGTACTTATCAAGTACGTTAAGTATCCCTAACCATGTATTCTCCTCACCAAAAGCTTTGCGGTAAGAGGCAGATTCTAAATGTTTTGCAGGCATGTAACCAGAAGAAATCGGCTCTCCCATAGCCTGACCTCCTATATTGACAATACCACTAGTTTGTGTTTGAGCAATCATTGTTGTTGTTTGTTAAAATTTAAAAGTTATTTTACTGTTTTCTTTTTTACTTTCTTTAATAGTATCTGCTGCTCTTGGCTTAGGCTCAAAGTTAAATGCCTTTTTAAGATTAGTAGTTACTTCTGTGTTCTTATTATACTGAAGAATAGTTTTATCGTACTCTTCTGGGTTTGCTAAGAAATATGCTAATTTAAGAAATGCATCAGGATCTGATTGCATCTTAAGAATTTGATAATCTAATATTTTTATTGTCTGTCCATCAGGAAGAACACCTTCACCAAAAGCAACTCTTTTAAGGTCTGCTTGAGTTTTAGCTGGAATCCTGCTTACTTTAAGAGCTGATTCGAAAATCTCTTTTTTCTTTTCTTCTCTTTGTACAAATGCTGTTTGTCTCTTTTCTTGAGCGTCTGCCTCCTGTGTAATCTTATTTTCTACGTGCTCATTATATTGCTGAGAAACCTCTTCTGCTTCTGCTTCTAAATTAGCTGAAGCTGATAATCTGTCAATTTTAGAATTCACTTTATCTTTACTCCAACCAAGTACTCCTTCATAGTAAGCTTTAATCATTTTAATCTGACCAGCTTCTGTAGCAATATCTATTTTAGTAAGTGACTCTTTCTCATCAAACAATTTAGAAATCTTTTTTGGATCTCCACCGTTCTCTATATAATCAGATATAAGTTTAAGATTTGGATCTACTGACTTAAAGTCATTATACTTACTATCTACTATCTGGTTATCTAAAGCTTCTTCAAAATCAACTAACTCTTCTTCTGAAAGAGTAGTAAGGTCTACACCTGCTTCAATATTATGTCTATCAAGTTTTGCTTGTAATACACTTGCAATAGCTTGTAGTTTAATCTCACTTGTAACAACTGGCTTCTCAGCTGCAGGAGTTTTAGTTTCTTTCTCAGCTGCTACCTCATCAGTGCTATCAAGTGCTGTGAACTCTAACTCATCTAATGTAGGAGCTTCAACTGAAACTGCTTTCTCTTTAACTTCTACTTCTGTTTCTGATTTAACTTCTGCAGCTACTTCAGGCTTAACCTCAGTAACTGGTGCAGGAGTATCTATAATGTCTGGCTCTCCAAATGATATATCATCAAGAGTTAAGTTTCCATTATTGTTGAAATCAAATTTTATTACTTCCGTCATAGTATCAAATTTATTATGAAATTTTATATATATAAGATAATTTATTTTACTTATTTTTTGTACACCCTATTTAAAGGGTTATTTTCTCTTACCTGCATCTAAGTATTTCACATTTTCTGCAGTTTGAAGAACTTTAAACCTCTCCATTTGTAATTTTTTGTCTTCTAATTCTAATTTTTTGTTTACTTGAGAAGCTTGTTGTTGATATTTCTCTCTATCAAGGTTTATCTTTTCTCTTAGTATATCATTCTTATCGCTATTGATGTTATTTTGAGCAGCAAACTTTTCGTATTCGAAAGCATCTGGAGTTTGATTACTGTCTAAATCTTGCTCTCCTGGTGATAGATAACCTCTTGAGGTAATCCAAGCACGTTTAAGATTGTTATCAAGTTCTGCATAAAGCTTCTCTTTTTCAAAAGCAAGTCTTGCTCTTTCAAGTTCATCTGCTGAAGTTTGTTTCTGATACTCAAGCTCTCTCATCTGCTGTTGAATCTGAAGAGCTTTGTCTTCTTCGTCCTTAACAATCTGAACTAATATCTCTGCATTGTTAGTAGATGCCATACGCATCCTTGTTGACATGTTAGTAGGTAATGTGTTATTCTCTATAGCTAACTTCTTAAACAAATCTAATTGTCTCATCTCTTCTTGAGAGTTAGATATATAAAGTTTAAGATCATATAAACTAAAACTATTGTTATTAGCTAATAGATATGAATCAGATATAGTACCATTAGTTACTAATGATCTGAAGTCTGCTTTTTGAGTTTGTAACCATTGAGCACAGTCTAACTGATACTGTAACATTTCTTTCTCGCAAAAAGAAAACTCCGTAAACCAAGAACCTGTAGCGTTATAAGACTTAGCTACTCCTACATTAATACCTGTAGCTGTATCTACTGCAGATACATCTCCTAATCTTGCTGGATTAAATCCTAACTGAGAGAAAGCAAGAGTTTTAATTGAGTTAGCTATATTAAGGTGCTGTATTACTTTTGGCGTATTATCGACATCTATTACTCTTGGAAATTGACCTCCTGCATTAGCTCCTTGAGTCATTGCTGGAGAAGTCTCCATTAAACCTATTCCTGAAGTTTCAGTACTATCTATCCAGTTAAAGAGTGCGTCTTTTCCTGTATAATCTTTATCTGAAGGGATATTTCTAATATCCATTGCTATAAATGCAGCAAGAGATTTCTCCATATACTTGTAAGCTTTGTTCATTGCTACATTATATAGGAAAATAAATGGTTTAACCATTTCTACTTGACTATTAGCTTTTACATTGGAGTTATTAGATATCTGCCCAAAGAGAGGTAGTTTTTTATTGTTTAAGTTATACTCAGATACAGATTGGAATTCACAAGGCTTAACATTAATATATACAGCTTCAAATGTATTACCATTTCTACCTGATATTTTAGTACCCTGCATTATCTCATCTTCACAAGTCCATACAATAGTATTCTCTTCTGGCTCATCATTGAACGTAGCATTAGATAAAACTTTAACCCATTTAGGTACAATAAAAGATTCATCTACTATAACTACTTCATACATCTCTGTTGAAGGGTTTGTCCAACATAATCTACCTTTTTTCTTAGCCCCTCTCCAGTAAGCACTTACAGCTGTGAATTCAGTAAGAGTATTATTAAAACCATTACCAAAAGTACCATTAAGAGGACCAGTGAAATTCATACCTATTGCTGGAGCCAATTGATTTAGAATTGGAGAATAGGTAGGCATTACCGTGTTGTAAGGTGTGCCCGATGTAGAAAGGTAATTAACTGAATTTCCGAAGAAATCTTTATTAGGGTAAGTAGTGTCGCTAAAAGTAGTATTTAAACTATCAAATCCTTTTATTTGCTTCTCTGTTAAATAAGCTCCATACTTATTAATAACATCTGATCCAGATAAAACTTCTACATAACCAGCGTAATTACCGTCTTGTATATATTCTACATCAGGAGATTTATGAAAAAAGCAATTAGCATAGTTCTTTTTTTCTATACTTAAACCTCTTTTAGATACTTTAATTTCTCTAAATCTCCTACCAACTACTAACCAGTCAAACATTTCTTTATACCTGAGTTTCTCAAGGTTATATTTATGCTTTTGGTCTGTTAGTTCTTTGTCAGCCCACTCTTGTGCAAAATGTCTAAATGAATATTTGAAATAAGCTCCTATTTCTTCTGGGGTTTTTTCTTTACGAAGAGCTTCTATTTGTTGTTGAAGGGCTTGTTGTTCTTCAGGAGTTTGTGGCTGTTGATTTAAATCTAGTCCTTTAGATTCTGCTATTAATCTAAATCTTAATTCTAATTTCTCATTGAGATATTTTATTAATAAGTCTTTTTTGTATTCAAGTACTTCATTCTCAAGTACTTCACCACCAGCCACTATATTAAATGTATCTGGTAGTAACATAAACTCCTCTATCTCAGTCTTAATAATAGCTGAAATAAAATCATAATGTTTAATAGTTTTAGGAAGGCCACCATCCTTTGACAGTTCATTAAGAGGTTCATAAAACTCTTCTTCGCAATCTGCCATATAGTCTTGAGGTATGAATTCCCCATTAACTATCTTCTCATTCTGAATTAATTTTTGATTATCACGGTAAGCTTCATAAGCAAGTCGCTCCATAACATCCATTATCTGTCTGCTATGTGCGGAAACACCATCAACAATATTCTTATTTTTCTCTGATGCAGGAAGCATCATAGCTGGAAGAGCAAAAGCTGCTTGACTAAAACTATTAATAAAAGGGTGTAATTCCACTATTTTTGCTATTGGTTATTGAAAACAATTAGCAAAAGAATAATAAAAAAAATTAGTATGCAACTAATAATATTTTATATTATAGATTTCTTTCTATATGAGTGGTTACCAAATATAGATCGTACAGGTCTTCTTTCAACAACTACCTCTTGTTTTTCGTCTACTACTTTAACTTGTCCATATTTTTTATTTATATTCATATCCATAAGGGCATGTCCAAAAGCAACCATAGCATCATTAGGCCCAAGATCACCAGAAAAATTAAGAACTTGTCTTAATAAGTATACACTAGGTATTCTCCATAAACCTAATCTACCGTCTGTCAGTTCTTCTTCAAAATAATCAAGCATAGCTTGAAGGTAGTATTTTTGTGTTCTAGGTGTCGGTCTTATCCCTTTTACATTTCTAGCTTTTGTTGCACTGTTAATCTCTCTTTGGTGTTCAGGGGTGTCTGTAAGTAAGTAACCTAAGTTTTTTTGTATAAACCATTGAGTTGTGTTATCATCTGCAGCTTCGTGTAAAAGGGTAATATTACCTTCACTACCCCCATAATAAATTAACGCTCCTAACACAAGTCTTCTAATATGTTCAATGTCTTTTCTTCCATCATACCATGCTACTATACTTGAATTATCAAGGTCATTGGGATTAGTAGTGTCCCCTTGTAAAACATAAAAAGAGCCTAAAGAGGCTGATTCTGCAGTGTCAGTTGTATTAAAAAAGTCAGCTCCTGAATAATATAACTTTGCTCGAAGTGCTTTTCTTGGTTCACTTTTAATAATAAAAGAAGTGTCTTTTTGGTAAGAGCTTAAATTTTTATGTGGAAACTCAGTAAGTTGAGACTTACTAGAGGGTATAACTTGAACTGTATTATCACTACCAAGTCTAAAATCTATAAATTTATTAGCAGGAGCATCATTTTCTAAGTAGTAAATAACTCTTTCAATCTCTTCTGAAAGATGAGCAAACATATTAGATTTACCAGATACAAACATATCTGTTTTTTTACGAGGAGCATATATTTTCCTTGCTATAAAAGCCTCCATTGAGGTTTTCTTAGCTAACTCTTCTGCTTCATCTAATGTTTTTTTAGCTAACTCATGGTCTGTTTCATAAAAATCAAGATTTCTTATTTCTTTATTTTCTATTGTAATACCTCTAGTTCTTTTTATAAAATCACCAAAAGTAGTATGAAATTTAAAAGCAGCTCTGTATTCTCCAGATAAAAAATCTCCTGTTTTATCATCATCAAAAGACTTGCAAAAATAAGACTCAGGATTATTAAACAATTCTTTCCCATCTGCAGTATTCTCATTTTGACCACCTGTTGCAGTGTATAAAGCACCCCCTTTTAATCTATCTACCTCCCCAGGAATTTGAGACATCATTGCAGGTATAACACCTTCATTAACTTTTAGAAAAGGATGTTTACAAGTTTCATCCATTATAAACAGTGTAGGTGTTTTTCCTGCCCCTGCTTCTGTGTTTCTACCCTCATCTGTAAGGTAAATATATATTTTAGAAAATTCAAAGTCTGTGTTATCAGGTTGTTTAAAACCAAATCTAATTAAGTCTTTTGAAAAATCTTTATCTATGGTAGGGTGAGTAAGAAAATAAGTATTATTTTGAGAAGCTATTTTTAATTTTTTTGTAAATGTTTGTTTATCTTTATCAGTAGCAAAGAGAGCTAATACTTCAGCATTTTTATTAAAGTTTAATTCATGCATAGCAATGCATACTTCTGTACTTGTTTTACTTAATTGCCTTGCACCAAAAAGAATATATCCTTTACCTTCATTTCTACATTGGTTGTAGTTATTGTGAATATGCCATTCATTATCTCTAAGTAATCCTAATCCTATTTTGGTTTCTGTTTTACCAAAACTATTTTTACTATCAAAATCTATATAATGGTGATTTTTAAGATAATATATACTACCAGGAATATGAACTCCGTTTACATTTAAACCTTGTGTACATTTCTCTCTTTCCCATTTGACAAGGTCTTCAAAGTCTTTAGAACTTTCTGGAGGTAAATTAGTAAATATACCTTTGTCATTTTTAGTATAAATATTACTAAAAAAAATTTTAGACTCGTAGTTTATTTCTTGCATTTTTAAAAAAGATATCTAAGACTTGCTGGTATTTCTCCTCCTCCTCTAGCAGTTATTTCTGTTTTATTAAATTCTATTTGATCTACAATGATTTGTGATTTAAGAATAATATCCATATTCTTATTCCTGGATACTATCTGAGTAGGTATATTAGCAGCAAGTACTTTAAGAGCATAAGTCTTACCTTTGCCTGATGTTCTTTCTATCAAGTGTTCTCTGTTACTAATAGTTTCTTGAGAGTTGGTTTTGTAGTAATCTCTTATGTTTTGTAATATTTTTTTAAATCTTGTAATAAGTATTTCAGATTGAGAAGTAACTTGTTGTTCTACTTCTACAATATACTTAAACTGGTCTATACTTCCTTTTACAAGTACTACATAAGAAGACATCTTCTGTTCAATAGATGTTGTAACTCTTGGAACTGTTCCACCAGTTTGAGTAGGTACAAAATCAATATCATCATTGATATCAAGAATATTGGCACTTTCTATGTGCTCAATATTCTTAGAAACTTCTTCTTTTATTAACTCAAGATTAATCCCCGTTAGGGAGCTCTTTTTCTGGGCCACGGTATGCTATTTGTTTAATGTCTTCTTTTGTAAATGAAAAAGCAGTAAGTAACTCTTCTTCTGTAAATAAATTAAAATCAATTAATCCCTCGTTTCCAGCTTTCTCTACTCTTTCAATCTCTGAAAAGTAAGAAAGGATTTTCTCTCTTAAAACCTCTTCTACTGCAGTAAGTTCAGTCTGCCCTGTTTGTACACTCATTAAGACTTGCTGCTCATCTAATGAGAAAGATGGGTAAATTACATAATCAGGATTCTTTTCAGAATACCTTTTAATGGATTCGTTCATGTGGTCATCTTTCTTCTTGTTAAGAAGTTCTACTAAAACTTGTTCTAATACGATCATACTATATTTGCTTTTAAGATTAAATAATAACTTCCTTTTACAATGATGTTTGTTTGCTTTGGTCCTATACCATTAGATTTAAGACCTACATGATATTCTCTGGTTTGTGGGTAATAGATACCACTTGTACATGAACAAGTTACTACGAAATCAGCAGCCGTTATAGTATCAGTACCTATATAGGTAAAAATAGTATTTAATGGAGTGTTTTCCGCTACAGTACCAAAGTCATGCATTTGTTTGTCAAAAAGTATGCTGCTCATTTCTTTAAATTTTTTATGTTGTTTAATTTGTTTTTAAATGCTTTCCAATCTTTTCTATTTAATAGTTTATCGTAACAAGGTGTAGTTCTATCTGCTAATATTTTTCTAACAGTTGTATCTTTTATATTTGTAAGGTCACATGGTTTAGTACAAAAGAATAGATCTGGAGTTGAACAACCACATGATAAACAAGATTTATTTTCTAAACACTTCTTAGCTTTATAAAGTCGATATTCATACTGCTCTCTAATGTGTCTTCTTATTAAGTAAGGAGCATGAACATTTAAAAAACCTCTACCTGTACCTTCAATAAAATCTATTATTAACTTAGGTTCTTTAAGTGCCCTTTTAATTAATTTATAATTAGCCTGGAGTACAAATGTAAAAGAGGATACGGTCTTTTGTATTCCTTTTAATTTTCTCTGTAGCACGCTTAAACTGTTTCTTAGAAGAACCTCCATTAAGTATTTCATAACAATATTCGTATAGTTTAATTAAATTTTCATACTCTTCTCCTAAATTTCTTTCAAGAGTGAGTTGTTTTATTCTGGCACTAACTTGTTTTATTCTTGCTTTAAATGTACCAACTCCTTTGACTATAATCTGATCATTCTCAAAGGTAGTAAATTTTTTAATAATATACTCGTGCCAATACTGAGCATACATTATTAAAGCTTCTGTTTTAGTAAGACCATACTTAGCTCCAGTTTCAATAATTATATGTTGATTCTGTAGACTATATGTCTTTTCCAGTTCTTCAGAAGTAAAATTACTCATGCCTCTATTACTTTACATCTTACCGCAAAGTCTAATGGATTGTCAAGTTTAACAGAAGCAAGTGGCTCTGAAACTTTCCATTCACCTTGTCTAACTCTTTCTATTAACTTCTTGTCTTTAAGTAAAGTTCTACAATTATAATAAGCTTGTCTATGTGGACAGGCTCCTGATTTAATTATTTCTTTTTGAGTAGCATTACTTATTCCTTTCTCGCAAAGATACGAAAGAACAATTGTTGCTTGCTCAGTAAGTTCAATTTTTTTAAATACAAGATGAGATTTAATAAGCACCTCCCATAAACTACGCATATCTTTATAAAGATATAATTTTTTATATTCCATCTTAAAGCTGTATTGGGGTTAATATTTTTCTTTCTGACATTTTTCTTTTGTGATTATGCATTACGGCTTCTGCTTCGTTTTCAAGGTAATCAAGATTAAATAAAAAATCTTCTTGGTCTTTTTTTACATGAAGTAAACTTAAGTCTTTTATAGTATAACCATACTGCTGCAACATCCAAGCATATAAGCTGAGTTGAACAGTATAGTGTGATATATTGCAATCATGTAAATGAAGTAATGGTTCAAACATCTTATCTCCATACTTATTTACACTCTCTAACACCTTATTAGTTTTATAGTCACTTATAGATATAACTCTATTAGGATGCACAATTACTAAATCTGATGTACCAGCTACTTTAAATTCATCATTATGAATTATCAATTCTGGTATAATACCTTCAGGTAGATTACTTAAATCATAATGTTCTTGGTTTATGACTTTAAACTTTTCTCCTCTATGAAACCTATACCCATCTGCATATGACTTCTCTTCTCTTTTAAGATGTTCTGCTGTACCATCAGTAGTTGACCTTAAGTTTTCTTTTTTCCAAGAAGCTTTGATAAAAGGTATAAAGTCATTAACAACTTGTACCTCATAAGAACTCATATAGCTTTTAACTATATCTATTTTGTGCTTATAGTTAAAGAAATAACTAACTAACTTGTTATACCTCTCAGGACTGAAGAACTTAGGCCCTACAAGTTGATTTAACTCCTTGTCAAACTTCTTAATCTTATCAGGGTGAATCTTAGAGTTATATTGAAGAGATTTGTAAAACAACCATATATGTTCTTCATCTTCAAACTTTTTATGAAGACTACTAATAACTTTAGAGACACTGGTATATATAATGTCCCCTTTAGTATAAACATGACTCTCTACGTCTAATTTTATATAATTCATTTTGTAAGTTCTCTATAAGCTTTACGATATTCTGCAAATTGATCTTTCTCAATGTAACAAAAAGCTAAACCACCTCTTTTTACTACATCAGTGTTTTTAGTTTGCTCACTTGTTACAATAGCTATGATTTCTGCTTTAGTAATCTTCTGGTGAGGATTAACTAAGATATCATAAGTATCCATTGCATTTTCATAATGATTACACATCATAAACGCTGTGATGATTTCTACTTCTTCAATGAATTGCTTTCTTTGCTTATCAGTAGACTTCTCTAAACCCATAGCTTTTTCTTCAATTAATTCTAATTTCCGATTATGGTATTTAAACTTTTTAAATTTTTCTATAATTTGTTTTGCATTCATGATGCAAATATATAACATTTATTATTATATTTGCAAAAAAATAAATAATAATTTTAATTATGGCTGTAAGAAAAGGATTAAAGAAAGTAAAACCACCAACTGAAAGACAACAGTGGTTTATTGATAGAATAGGTAAAAAAGTTTATAGACCTATGGGAACATGTACTTGCGATCAATGCGAACATGCTTATATAAACGGTATGGAATTAGGAAGTCTAACACATGCGTCTTATTGTTTTGCAATGGAAGAAGCTGGAAAAATTGCCAGATACTTTGATAACCGTGAAGAAATGTTAAACTTTGAATTAAATCTTAAAACAAAAATATAATGGCACAACAATATTCAGGAATTCAAGTATTAAAAGAATTTGTACCTAATCTAAAAGAGTATACTGCAAAGTATGGTTTAACACAAGTTAAAGCTATAGAAAGAATGTATAGCCAAGCAGTAAAGATGGATGAAATAGAGGAAACTAATACTTGTTACGAAAAAGAAAAACCAGAACCTATAATAGAAATAAGGGAAGTAGAAGTTATTAAAGAAGTAATAATTGAAAGAGGTGCAAGTAAAGATAACTCTTTAGCAGAGTTTATGAAGTATGAATAGTTATTTTGTGCGGAAATAGCGACCTGCAATATTATCATTCCACCAATTATTACTTTCAAGAACCCCCTGGCAGAATAATAATTTAGTTTCTTGATAGGTCAATTCCATTTTCGTAGTACATAAATGAAGTATCTCTCTCGTAAACTCCTTAGCTGGAATAGTCTTAAGGAGTTTATGAGATGAGGTATAAGATTTCCAATCAGACTCTTTTACAACTAACTTTTTCTTTGAACCTCTTTTATCAGTCATAGCTGTAAGTTCTTTCTTACCTTTAGCTATATTCCTTTCAGAATAAAAATTCTTCCTACCTATATAACTCTTACCTTGATAAGTAAGTAAATATACAAAACCATAATACCCCTCAGGGTTTGTAAACTCTTCTCCTTTATATAACCACATACTACTTATAAATGTTTAATAGTTTATTTATTTCAATTTTTTATTTCCTACATAATTACCTTTTTTAATAGGCGTATCTATTGCTCTATCATGCGACCACCCCCTTTTTATTCTACCTAGTATAGCAGCTTTATAATTATCTAATTGCTTACTTCTTAGTAAATCAGAAATAGCTATTTTATTATTATTATATATTAAAAATATTGTATTATCTCTATTATTATTATTTATAGTAGATGTAACCCATCTACAATTAGAAGGTTCGTAATTTCCACTATTATCTATTCTGTCTATTTGTAATCCTTTAACATAACCATTGTTTATTGACCATATTTTAAAAGGTTCAAAATCTTGCTGCCACTCATCACATACTTTAATTCCTTTATTAAAATAGTATTTATTTTGAAAATAAGTTCCATCGCATCTGGATTTAATCCCTCGCCATACTTTACAAAGTAATGTACCTCCGTCACCATTTCTTTTTCTATGACTACATCCACAACTTTTTGTTTTATGATTTGATAAATGTACAAGTCTTACTGTTTTTATATTACCACAGTCACAAACACATTCAAACACTCTATTGCTTTGACCAGATGGAATATAAACTTTATCTAATTCTTTTGATACTGTTAATTTTCCAAATCTATCCCCTAACACTATATTTAATTTCGCCATAATTTAATTTTTAAAGATACAATGTTTTTCAGGATATAATTTTATTTGCAAGTTAAAGAAATTACGCATTTCAATTCTTTCTGTGGAATTATTTACTTTAACTTTATAAGTTATTAATAATTCTTCTACACAGGATATTGCTATTTTTATCTCAATTAAAGAGTTTTTTACTTTGTCTTTTTTTATCTCATTTAAAAAATCTAAATATTTTTTTCCATATTCTTTTTGTAAACCTGTTTTTAATTTAGTATCGTCTCGTTGCGACATATTTGAAGACGAGCATTGTCTATGAATATTATGCAAATTAAATTTAATATTAGGGTAAGAGGCTCTTGTAAAAACATGGCCTCCATGCATTTTTTCAAATCTTTTGGTAGCTAAACAAGGTAAACCATCATCTATCAACCTAGCTAATTTATTAAGTAATCCTTGTAATCTAGCTATATAATGTGATTTTTTAATATCAGTCTTTCTTACCCTTATTTTAGACTTAGCTTTAGTCTTAGTTGGCTCATACCTTTTACACTCGACAGAGCAGTATTTCTGAAGAAAATAAATAGGTTTAAAACTTACACTACAATGCTTGCACCTCATTTGTAAATGTCCGTGTAAAATCCAACCCCTATTAAATCAACCATTACTGTTGTAATAATCATAGCAAATCTGTTATCAATACTCCAAAGAATAGGACGTAATTCCCAATTGATAAATGCAAATATTGTATAAGTTACTATTAAACTTACTACACAAATTAAACAAATATTCTTGATAAAATCTTTCATATTGAAAATTATTTTAAATTTTTCTGTAAAGATAGTAAAATATATAATAAAATAAATTATATTTGTAAAGAAATTTAAAATTAACATGGCAATAACAAAACAAACTCCAGAAGTTGCTCCAGAGATTACAATTCAAGCTCTTAAAAAAGAAATTAAAAAGTTAGAAAGTCAGTATATAACTTTAAAAAGAGAATCACAAAAACTTTTTGATGATAAATGTAACGAGCTACGTTTCTCAGAGTTAAAGTTTAAAGCTGTAGAAAGAATATCTAAAGGTATTTCAGATGATTATAATAAACTAGTTAATAGAAATTTATGGCAACGAATATTTAATATACGTTAATCAAAAGGAACTATGCCAGAGTGGTCAAATGGAACAGTCTGCAAAACTGTAAAACCGTTGGTTCAAATCCAACTAGTTCCTCTAAACAAAACAAAACATGAAAATAACAATAGAGTTTAATGATGAAGTAGAAGATGATATGTCTACTCATAGAAGAATGCTTCAAGCTGGAAACATGCACTCAGCATTGTGGGACATAGGACAACATCTTAGAACACATACTAAATATAGTAATGATGAAGTTGCTTATCCTTTCTATGAAGCAATGAGAGAAAAGTATTATGAAATAATGAATGATAACAAAGTAGACTTAGACGACTAATGAAAGAAATACAAATTAGAATACAACCAGATATTTACCCAATAAATTTATATGTAGGATCAATAAATATTGAGAAATTTGAAGAGTTTCTTATAGAAGACTTAACAAAAGAAGTAGCAGATAAACATATCTCCAATATTAAAGCTATGAAAAAAGGAGGAGGGGCTTGTTATAGTTTAGAAGGAGATTCAATTGTTATTTTCTTTTTTTGTAAAGAGAATGATATTAATAGGAGTTATGAAGCTATAGCTCACGAAATATTTCATGCTACTATGAGATATGCTGAAATAATAGGATTAAAATATTGCTACAAATCAGAAGAAGCATTTGCATATTTAAATGGGTACTTCTCTAATATTATA